GCTATCTTGGAGGAGGGAATGGATTTTCAGAAAGTAGGTCTTAATCCTTCCGATGCAGCATTTAATGAAACAAAGAAAGCTACCATCTCTGATATTGCAAGGATTACAGGCGTTCCTGGTGTTTTATTGGAAGATATGGATAAAGCTACATTTGGCAACATGGAACAGTTGAGCCAGATGTTTGTAAATTATACTATCATGCCTTTGTGCGAAACGATAGAGGCAGAATTTAATAAAAAGATATTTTTTGAGGCAGAAAAGGAAAAGTTTACCACACGATTTAATCTTGATGGCTTACTGCGTGGTGATATAGCAGCAAGATCATCTTATTATACTACGATGCGTAATGTTTTGGCAATGTCACCAAACGAAATTAGGATTAAGGAAAACATGAATCCTTATGAAGGTGGAGATTCTTATGAATTGCCTTTAGCATCAAATATAAAGACAGAGCCATCCTCCGAAGGCATTGCACATGAGCAAGAAGAAGATGAGTTAGACATAAACGACGATAGCAATGGCGCACAGTGATTATCCACAGGCAGCGACTAACGCAGCAAAGAAAGCAAGGAAACACAAAGAGGAAAATGGTTCTTCATGTGGTACAAGTGTAGGATGGACAAGAGCAAGGCAATTAGCTAACAGAGAGGCATTGAGTGACGATGAAGTTATTAGAACATATAGTTTTTTAAGTCGAGCCAAGGTATATGACCAAGGCAAATATTTTGACGAAGACGGAAAAGAAATATGTGGAAGCATTATGTACGATGCCTGGGGAGGAAGCACAATGTTGCCCTGGGCAGAAAGTAGAGCAAAGAAAATAATGGATGAAAGGTCTAAAGAAAATAACATGGAAAAAAGAAGCATAAATTTTGAACTAAGGGCTAAACCTGAAAGCCGCACCATCTTTGGCACTGCCACAGTGTTTAACTCTGCTTATGACATGGGTTGGTACGATGAAGAAATGTCTGCAGAATCATTGAATGAAGCTGACATGAAAGATGTTGTAGCTTTATTTAACCATGATCAAAACATGGTACTTGCAAGGACATCATCTGGCACCTTAAAATTAAATGTTACCGGTAATTCAATGGAGTACGAATTTGAGGCACCAAACACTACATTAGGCAATGACTTGTTAGAAATGGTAAAGCGTGGTGATGTATATCAAAGTAGTTTTGCATTTACCGTAGAAGCGGAAGATTGGCAGGAAAGATCTGGTATGAAACCTAAAAGAGTTATACGCTCTATTAAAAAGGTGTATGATGTTTCTCCTGTAACATATCCGGCTAATCCGGATACAATGGTAGCTAAAAGAAGTTATGAGGCTACTAAGGAGATAGATGAAGATTTGAAAAAAGTGATTGAAATTTCTGTTAAATCAGAAATTAATATACAGAACGAGCTACGCAGGAACGCCCTGCATTTATTAAATTTAAAAACTAAATAATGAACTCTAAATTATTGAGAGAAAAGCGGGCTTCCGATTATGCTATAATGGAAGACTTGCAGAAGAGAGCAGCTAACGAAGGTCGTCTAATGAATGCCGAGGAATTGGCACAATGGGATGCTGCCGATGCTAACTTTAAAAATTATACAGAGCAGATTTCACGTATTGAAAGATGGAGTGAAATTAATGCCGAGGAAAGAGGTATTAATCCGGTAGAGCAAAGTGTTTCTGCAATGCCAAGAGATGCCAGGGAGATTGTAAAGTCACCAGAGTATCACACTGCATTCATGAAAGCACTTGCAAAGCGTGACTTAACAAGTAATGAGCAATCAATGCTTAGAGAGATGCGTGGTACTGCTACGATTACTACTGCTGAGACTGGTCTTGCAGGTGGTTATGTGATTCCTTACCAATTCTCTAATGAGTTGGAGAAAACAATGGCATACTATGGCCCTATGCTTAATGTTAGCCGTATAATCACTACTCCACAAGCAGGTACTTTGTACTGGCCAAAGGTTAATGATACAGCTACTGCTGGAACATGGCACACTGAAGGAGGAGCGGTTACTGTTCAGGATATGTCATTTACAAGAGAGACTTTCTCTGCTCACGTTTTAAACACACTTGTAAAAGTGTCTGTTGAATGGGCAAATGACGAGTTTGGTCTATTGAATACAGAGTTACCAATTATGTTAGGTGAGCGTTTGGGTCGTGGCTTGAACACTGCATTTACTACTGGTGATGGTTCTGGAAAGCCAACTGGATTTAAAGATGTTGCACCTTCCGGTGTTGAATCTGCATCTACCGGTGCCTTTACTGCTGCTAACTTAGTTGAACTTGTTCACTCTGTTGACATTGCTTACCGTAACTCACCATCTGCTGCATTTATGATGCACGATCAGATTTTGAGCGCAGTTAGAAAGTTAAACTTAGATACTAACAACACTACTTTGTTCCAGCCATCACTTCGTGAAGGAACACCAGATAGATTGTTAGGTTATAACTTCTTTGTAAACAACGATCTTCCATCAACACAGGCTGCTGATGCAAAGATTATTTACTTTGGAGATTGGTCTAAGTACATTATTCGCCAGGTGGCTAACAATGTGCTTGTGCCATTGCGTGAGCGTTTTATGGATGAGATGGAGCTTGGCTTCTTGATGTATGCGAGATTTGATGGCAAGTTGATTCAGACTGCTGCAATCAAGCACCTTAAGAATCTGTAAATAATAGGGGATAGTACAGGGATGGGTAGCAATACTCATCCCTTATTAAAATTATAAACATGGCTTGGAAAGTAACAACGGCACCTGCAAAAGAAGTTTGGACATTAAGTGAAGTTAAGAATTATCTTAAAGTAGATACATCTGCCGATGATACATTAATTACTACGCTTTTGCAATCAGCTCGGGAAGTTGCGGAGCGTTACCTTAACCAGGCATTGATTACACAAACGATTACAGAAAAGTTAGACAGGCTTAATAGTCCTGTTATTTACCTATCTGTATCTCCAGTAATATCTGTATCTTCTTTTCAATATGCGGATAGCCAAAATACTACACAGACATATAATGCTTCAAATTATATTGTAGATACTTTTGAAAAACCTGCAAGGCTTTCAGTAGCTTACGGAAAGACATGGCCGACATTGTATGGAAATATTAATGATGTTACCATTACATACACAGCTGGATATAACACAGAGCCATCAGGTGTACCAATGCAAATAAGGCAAGCTATCCTAATGATGATAGCTGACAGTTACGACAATAGAGAGGATTATGTAAAGAAATTACCTACGGCATCAGAGTATTTACTTGACCAATATCGCGTACAACTATTCTAATGAGATACAACAAGAAAGAAGAGATAGGAAAGTTAAGAGAAAGAATAATAGTACAGAGCGTTAGTCGTTCTGTAACTACCAGTGGCTTTGGAACAGAGACATGGAGTAATTTAGCGGAGGTTTGGGCAATAGTGGATTACAAAGGAGTTAATAAAGAAGAGGTAGAAGGAGGCAAAATAACAGCATTAAGCCAGGTGAGGGTTACCTGTCGATATAGGACAGACATAAACGAGCAACAAAGAATTATCTGGATGGACAAATATTATCAAATAGAAAATGTTCAGATAAGTGAAGATAATTTGTATTTACACCTATTTTGTTCATTTGCTCAAAATTATGTGTAATGTTTATATCACAAGCAAAATTAAATAGGTTAAAAAAAATACAAGGCAAGACTAATAAAAAAGGTCAGCCATTGGCTATATCTAATTTTGCAGAAAGTGTTATAGAACTTGATAACATTATGCAGCAAATTACTATAACAAAAAGAAATGAAATTACTAAAGCAGCAGAGCCAATTGCTTTAGATGCATATAAAAATCTTGTACCAAAATCAAATAAGCCGCATAAATTTTACGTCAAAGGCAAAGGTTTAAAGTACAATATAATGCCAGGTAATTTACAGAGGTCTATACAAATAGTGAGCGATGTAAAAAACTTTAAATACCTTACTTCTGCTATTGGCCCAGTGTATAAAGATGCCGGTAAAGGTGTTACGTTAGGTAATGAATCCAAAGCAGATGGATTTTACGCGCACATGATTTATGGAAGTACAAAAGCATGGGTTAAAAGAGTTAAAAATAAAGCTGAAAGAGCAAGTCAAATGGCTGTCGTTAATAAAATGTCAGGTGAGGCTATAAAAATGGCTAAACAATATCCTCGTAAATTTTGGGAAATATGATTGGGAAAGTAATATACGGGAGATTAATAACGGACGCAGCTGTAACTGGTATTTGTGGACTAAATATCTTTCCGGACATTGCTCCACAAAATGTGCAATATCCTTTCATGGTTTATACTATTGTAAATAGCTTACCTGTTGATTATAAAGATGGACAAAGTAATTTAGAAGAAATAGATATACAAATAGATGTTTATACCAATAATTATGAAACTACTCAAACACTTGCAAATAATGTGCGCAATAGATTAGATAGATTTGTAGGAACAGTAAACAGTATTTCTGTACAAACAATAAAATACATGAGTTCAGATAGTCAGGTTTATAATGCTGATTTAAATGTATATTGGATGAGCATGGATTTTATGGCAAAAATGAAACGATGAAATTAAGATTGTTAAAAGAATGGAATGGAAAGGCACCTGGTAAAGTAGGTGTATTTCTTTCAGAATATGGTGAGCAAATGATAAAGGATGGAATTGCAGAACTACTTGATGAATCTTTTGTCGTTGAACAAATGCCGCAGAAGCAGGAAGTTGAGCAAGATACAGTCTATATACCTGTACCAGTGCCTATGTCATATTTTAATGAAGAGGCAGATGAAGAGAAAATTAATAAACCAAAAAATAAATAAACATGGCAACTACTGGAATAATTAACGGCACGTTGATGCGACTTTATAAAGATAGCACTGCTATCGGTTACGCAACATCTTGTCAAATGAACATCTCCGCAGCCATGCGTGAAATCTTGACAAAGGATAGCGCAGCTGGAGGATGGAGAGAGGTAAAGAAAGGTCAGCTATCTGGGACACTGTCCACTGAGGCATTGTATGCAGGGCCTGGCGATTCTTCTACTAACTATTTGTTTGATGATCTCTTTACCGATTTAATATCTGGTACTGCATTGACTATCAAATTTACCACAGATGTGCAAGGTGACAATGTCTTTACAATGAGTGCTATTTGTACATCATTAGACTTAAACGCAGGTGTGGAGGAGAATACAAGCTATTCAGCATCCTTTGAGGTGACTGGTGCAATTACAAAGACAGTTAAAGCATAATTTTAAATCCTAACACATGAAAACAATAACAATAGCCAACACTTCCATACCGATTAAATTTGGTATGTATGTGTTAGGTACATTTCTAAGGGAGAGGAAGCTAAAACTTAGTGACCTTTCCCTTTTAGGAGAAGACCTTTTACTTGCCCTTGAACTTGCCTTTACCGGTGTTGAACATGGTTACAAAGCGAAAGGAGATAAATGCCCTTACACTTTGCAATCTTTCTGCGACTTGGTAGACACAGACATGGGAGGGATAGCTCGCATAATGGAAATGATTTCAAATGAGATTTCACCACCAGAAGATGAGAGCCAAAAAAACGTAGTGGCGAAGGAGGAGAGCTCACACTTGAACACATCGAACGCTTTTGTTTCGGAGTTTTAAGATTTCCTCCTTCGCAATACTATGAAATGAGTTTTAAAGAGGTTGTTATAGCTATGCAAGGTTATAACAATCAATTTGAACAACAGGA